ATACGTTTTGCGAATTCCATTACTCCTTGATTTGATTGTAGGGATTTGCTCTTATTTATTGAAACGCCCAACTCTACAGTCATTATCTTAAAATATTCATTTGCTACCTCTTCATTGGTAATCACAATATCATCACCGAGTAAAGCATACTCGGCGAATCATGTTCTGATACCAACTCTAGTTGCAGCAAGCTGAACAATAAGATGATGACAAAGAGAAAAGACGCCTCAAGAACTAAGTGCACCCATCGGTTGTCCAGCACCGTAAGTATATGATTGGTTTGTCTCTTTTAAATAATAAGGTCTGTTAACTAACACTTGTTTCCAAGCATTAGCAACATCCCTATTATATAAGAAAGATAAAACATCAACTTGTATTGAGATCGGAAAACGATCAGTTGCAGCACTTAAATCGAAACAAAAGGTTTTTAATCCTTTGTTCCGAAGTAATAATGCTTTAACTGGTTTAATCTGATCAAATGCACCATCTTGTGGTATCAATCGTAAGATTGAAAACACATGGTCGTGCATTGGCTTCAATACACTTTGAGTTCATATATCTACAATTGCGAAGACACGCCTTTTACCAGCAGGCTCTTCCTTAACGGAGAGTTTACTTAATAATTCCGTACCTCTCGTTGGTATATCGCTAAGTACTTTCAGCTCCTTTTCTAACAGGGCATAAACCCCAATAGAAAAGAAATCTGATAAGACTTTAAGATCACCTAAAATGTTACTTGCTCTTAATGCTAATGCATCAAGAGGAGCCGACATGAGAGAAGTTCGATTGTTAGGTCCTGCGGTTGTTAAAGATAATAAGTTATACGAGTACTTACCGATCTTTGTTTTATCAAAAATCGATTTAAATTTAAGACTTAAGGTAAAACCAACCTCTCAAGGATTTAATCCTTGGGAAGTTGATTTATCTATAATAGTCTCAAGTTTAAGAGTACCTGGATATCTTATCAATCTATAACAACCTAGAAGCGCGAAGATCACTCTTATAACATTCGGGAAATCACGGTGATTTTGATTTTTTATAATCAAGTCACGGTGGTTTCCAGGTATTATTAAGGGTAATCCACCCGGGGCCCCAACTCTCAAACTGGAATCTGAGGATTGGGGATTACCTGCTACAAAGAACTGTAAAAGCCTATTAGCTTCTTTTAAATACTCAACGGTGTATTTAGCACCGTTGTTTCTTCAAAGGGAGTCAATAGAATCTTTTATCTTTCTCGTTGCATGCAATAACCTTGAATCAGCTATGGGATAAAGAGAAATCAGTACTTCAAAATATCTCTCCAACTCTTTAGAGTTGTTAAGATACAGAAAAGGACTGTTATCTCTACGTGAATCTATAATCTCAGGGAATAGTATAGTATTTGTAAGTGATAAACTTTTAGTTTTCATAGATAAATATTATACCCCGCAGGGTCTTCTTCACAAAGGAATCGAACCTTCTGAAGGTTACATACACTTGTATTAATTTTCATTGGC